CAGGAGAGTAAAGATGGGCTGATTCCGCCATATCTTCAAGTGAAGAACGCGCGGGGAGAGTGGAAGTCGGTGATTCAAGATATGGGGATGCCGGACGGCAAGCCGAAGACGATTGCGGTGGATCTCTCCGGGAAGTTCTTGACAGATGAGCGCACGGTTCGCATTGTGACGAATTTGTGCGTGTATTGGGACGAGATCTTTTTAGGCGAGGATGCGAGCCAGCCTCAGGCTTCGTTGACGCGCATGCCCGCGGCTTCGGCCGAACTCAAGTTTCGCGGGTTCTCGGGAGTGAGGATTGATGCGGAACGAAAACAGCCTGAGGAGTTCACGTACGCCGATGTTAGGGCGGTTTCGTCGTGGAATCCGACACCGGGACTATATACGCGCTACGGGGATGTGAAGGAGCTGCTGGAGAGTGTGGATGATCGGTATGCGATCTTAGGATCGGGCGACGAAGTGCGGTTGCGGTTCCGTTCCGATTCGCTGCCCCGGTTGCAAGCCGGCTGGAAGCGCGATTTCATCCTGAAGGTGGACGGGTGGGCCAAGGATCGCGACGCCAACACGGCATATTCGCAGACGTTGGATCCGCTTCCGTTTCATGGGATGAGCGCTTATCCGTATTCTGCTACGGAACACTATCCGCGGGATGGCGTGCACGAAAGATACAGGAAGGAGTACAACAAGCGGCCGGCGTTACGTTTGATCCGGCCGTTGGTGAACTAACGGCGATGAATCCGAAAATACCGATTGCGGCGATCACTGACGAGTTTTCACCGGACCTGGAGACGGCGCTGGGAGCGATGCAGGAGATCGGCATGCAGGCGGCGGAGCTGCGCGTGATCTCCGGCAAGAACATCCTGGACCTTTCCGATGATGAGGTGGAGCAGGTGCGGGGAAGCGTGGCGGCTCGGGGGTTCCAGGTGATCTCGATCGCGTCGCCGTTACTCAAGTGCGTGCTTCCGAATGCTCCTGAAGTGGACGGACGTTTTCAGCAGGACGTGTTTGCGTCGAAGCACACTTTTGAAGATCAGGCGCGGCTGGCGGCGCGGGCGTTTGCTATCGCGAAGAAGCTGAACGCTCGCATTATTCGAGTGTTTTCTTTCTGGCGAACTGTGGCGCCGGAGAAGTGCTTTGACGCTGTAGTGAATGCGCTTGGCAAGCTGGCTGGCGAGGCGGCGCGGGAGGATCTGATCATTGGACTGGAGAACGAGCATGCATGTAACATTGCTACGGCGTCCGAGACGGCGCGCGTGCTGGAGGCGGTAAAGCATCCGAATCTCGGCGTAGTTTGGGATCCGGCGAACGCGTATGTGGCGGGGGAGAATCCTTTTCCGGAGGGGTACGGGTTATTGCTGCCGGAGCGGATCGTGCACGTTCATGCGAAGGATTGTCATCTGGAAGGGCATAAACCCGTTTGGGGGCCGCTGGGGACGCGGGCGATCGATTGGAAGGGGCAGATCGAGGCATTGCTGCGGGACGGATATACGGGCTATTTGAGTCTGGAGACGCATTGGCCTGGGCCGGGGGGAGACAAGCTGGAGGCGAGCCGGATTTGTGGGTGGAATTTGAGGGGATTGGCGAGCTCTTAGGGCGTTTTCGCGCGCGGCGAAAACGACGGTCACAAAAACTGATAAAAAATGTCTTTTGTGTTTTCAAAGATTTAGCGGGACTCCGCGTTCAGGCGTGATGCACGGCTGATAAATTTGTGTCAGGAGAGAGTTGATTACGGGCGCTCTGGAAACGGAGCGCCCACTTTTTTTGAGATCGTACATGGCTAAGACCAAAGCGAAAGACAAAGAGAAAGAGCCCGGGAGCCGTATCGAGAAGATCAGAGCACTACTGAAAACTATGGAAGAACGTCTCGAGACTCAGGGGAAGGTCTCGATGTCCGACTTCATCCGGTTGACTCAACTGGAACGCGAGTTAGAGCAAGAGGAGCAGCCGGGAGAGGTAATTGTCAGGTGGGAAGACCTAGCGGAGAAACGCGACTCCGGCCGATAGCATACAGCCCACTTCCATCGCAACGAAAGTTTCACGATTCGCCGGCGAGGTTTAAAGGGTTTTCGGGGCCGATCGGGTCGGGGAAGAGCCAGGCGCTTTGTCAGGAGGCGATCAAGCTCAGTTACTTGAATCCTGGGCGGCAGGGATTGGTCGGAGCCCCGACGTATCCGATGTTGCGCGACGCGACGCTGACGAGTTTTTTGGAAGTCTTGGGAGCGAACCAGCTTCCTTACGAGTTCAACAAGGCCGAGTCCGTGCTGGTGATGAAAGACACCAGATCGCGGATCTATTTTCGCGCGGTAGACGAATTCGAGCGGCTGCGGGGCACGAATCTGGCGTGGTTCGGGCTGGATGAGCTGACTTACACGGCGGAGGAAGCCTGGCTGCGGCTGGAGGGACGTTTGCGCGATCCGCAAGCGAACCGATTGTGCGGCTTTGCGGTGTGGACGCCGAAAGGTTTCGATTGGGTTTATCGCAGATTCATCCGGGATCGAGTGGATGGCTATCAGGTAGTCGTCGCGAGGCCATACGAAAACCGGTATGTGCTGGACAAGGTTCCGGATTTTTACGACCGGCTGAAGGGCAGTTACGAAGCCAAGTTTTTTGAGCAAGAGGTACTGGGCGAGTATCTGAACGTCCAGGCCGGCACGGTGTATCACGCTTTCAAACGGGAGCGGAACATGGCAGTTTTGCAGTTGGATCCGGGTTTGCCGCTGTTTTGGGCGCTGGATTTCAACGTGGACCCGATGTGTTCGATTGTGGCGCAGAAAAAGGAAAACGAAGTGCGGGTTCTGGACGAGATTGTGCTCGGCAGGGCCAGCACTCACGACGCCTGCGAGGAATTCCATGCGCGATATCCGAATCATCAAGCCGGTGTGGTGATCTATGGCGATGCTTCGGGCCAGAGGCTGCAGACGGCGGGAACGACGGACTACCAGATCATCAAGGAGTACTTCCGGCGAACGGCGTACGGCAATTTGAAGTTTCGGATACCGCGGGGCAATCCGTGCGTGCGCGAGCGAATCGCTCTGGTGAATTCGAAGCTGTTCTCGGCTGGCGAAGAAACGCAGTTGTACGTGGATCCGCGGTGTAAGGGGCTGATCATGGACTTCGAAGAAGTGACGTTTAAGCCGGACAGTATTGTGATCGATAAAGAGAAAGATTCCAAGCGGACTCACTTGTCGGACGCGTTGGGTTACTTGATTTGGCAGGAGTGCAGACAGCAAAAGGTGATTTTTGGCGAGCAAGACAGACCGCTGCGAGGAATCGGGTGAACAGTGGTGACAAAAATCCGGGGACACGCCTGCGGAGGCTCTGGGATTGGACATGGTTGAAGCGAGCCGGAGTGTCCCCAGATTGTCGAGGCGATGGCTGAGATGATTACGGGAAAGAACGGGTTCGACATCAATCAGGAACATCCGGAGTATGCCGCGCGGCGCGCGACATGGCGGCAGTACAGAGACCTGTACGCGGGCGGCGAGCAGTTCAAGGCGAATGCGGACCAGTATCTAATACCGCGGCAGAAAGAGCCGGGGGACGTCTATGCCGAGCGGCTACGCCGGAGCTTTTACGAGAACTATATCGGCTCCATCGTGGACTGGTATGCGGCGACGCTTTTCCGGCGGGAGCCGGTGATCGCGTTCGAAGGCCGGAACGAGCGCGCGAAGAAGTTCTTCGGGGAGTTCACGGAAGATTGCGATTTAAAGGGCGGGAGTTTGACGGAGTTCTTCCGGCGGCAATTCATTGAAACGTTGGTTTGTGGAAAGAGTTACGTTCTGATCGACTTTCCGCGCCAGAACAGTCCGGCGGGAACACGTGGGGAAGAAGACGAACGCGGAGCCTCGAGGGCTTACCTGGTTGGGTACACGGCGGACGAACTTATCAACTGGAGTCATGACGAGCACGGGCATTACGCGTGGGTGGTGCTGCGAACGCGGAGTCTGAAGAAGGAAGAGATCGAGGACAGCGCGTGGGCGAAGCAGACGCGTTGGGTGTACTACGACAAAGAGAACTACCGGGTCTACGAGCAGATGGAGAACGGCTCGGGCGGCGGCGCCATTGAAATTGTCGCGGAGGGGCGGCACGGTCTAGCGAAGCAGTCGCGTGTGCCACTAGTGGATCTGCGAGTTTCCGAGGGACTTTGGCTTCTAAACAAGGCGGGCACGCTGCAACTGGAGCATTTCAACAAGTCGAATGCGCTGGGATGGGCGCTGACCATGGGGCTTTTTGCAATGCCGGTGGTGTACTCGGAGCGGGACTGGAACCAGGTGATGGGCGAGTCGTACTACATCCAGCTTGGTCCTCAGGATCGCTTCGGGTGGACGGAGCCGGAGGGGCACGTATATCAGATCGCGGCCGACAACCTGACGAGATTGCAGGAAGAGATCTATCGCGTTTGCTACGTGACGCACGCGGGCGGGGCTCTGGGAGGGAATAGCAGCCAATCCGGTCTGAGCAAGCAACGCGATTACGCGATCACGCAGGAGGTGCTGCGGGCGTACGGAGACGCGTTGAAGGACACCATGAAGCGGGCGCTGCGGGCGATCGAGGCGGCCCGGGAAGACGGTGTGAGCATCGATGTTTCGGGCATGGATGAGTTCGACATAGGCGATTTCGGCACCGAACTGGAGGACGCGGAGAGGCTGCTGAATCTGGGAATCGATTCAACAACGCTGAAGAAGCAGGTGTTCAAGAAACTCGCCTTCCAGTTTCTGTGCGATGTGCGGCAGGAAGTGAAAGACAGGATCGGGCGGGAGATCGATCAAGGGAAGTGACTCGAAGGAGGTTTATGGAAGAGACGAAGACGGATGAAACCGAATTGCGCTCCGTGATTCGAGGAGTGATTGAGGAGTTTGTGCGAGCCGAGCAGGTGAAGGTGGAGCCTGCATACAAGGTCGAGCTGATCGAGGAGCGCAAGCGGCGCGAGGACCTGGAGCGGCGACTGAACGATCTAGTTCAGGAAAATCAGCGCAGCCGGCAGATCGCGGAAGAGGCGGAGCGAAGCTCGTCGGTTCGGGCGGAGCTGCAAAGGCTGGGTGTGGCCAAAGTCGACTTGGCTTATCGAGTTGTCAAGGACGACATCCAGCGCGCGGAAGACGGGCGGCTGGTAGCCAAGAGCGGCCAGAACGAACTGGCAGTGCGGGATTACCTGACGCAATTCGTACAAGAGAATCCAGAGCTGTTGCCGGCGCGCATAACGGGCGGCTCGGGTATGGGATCGGGGCCGAAGATGGCTCCGAGTTCGGGTGGACTGGATCTGGAGAAAATTCGGCCGGGCATGAATCCGGACGATCTGGAGAAGATTCGCCAAGAGATCTCGCGGGTAGCCAGTCAGACTCTGCGAGGTCTTTGATGGAGCGGCCGGGAGCCGGCGACAGATAAGCGGGTTCCTGGCGTGGACATGACAGAAAGAGGAAAAGGAAACACAAATGCCAGCAATTACATCAGCAAATATCGCGAATGCGATAGTGAAGTTAGTAGCAGTAGACGCACTTCCAGCGCTCGTAGGCAACCTGGTGATGGGCAACTTAGTCAACCGGGACTACGAACCTACACTGGCGCAGGCTGGGGACACGGTGAACGTGCCGATACCCCCGACGCTTATCGCCAACAATCTTGCGGAGGGGGGCACGGTTCAGACGCAGAATCCCAGTCTGGGAAACGCGCAAATCGTGCTGAACACGCATGCGGAGGCGACGTTTCAGATTCCGGACGTGACGAAGGTTCTCGCGGTACCGGATCTTCTGAAGTTGTACATGCAGCCGGCGGTGGTGGCATTGGCGGAGCGAATCGAGACAGACCTGCTAGGGTTGTACTCGCAATTCACCGCGAACGGGTCGGTCGGGGTGCCGGGTGTGCCGCTGACCGAAGCCGTTGTCGACTCGGCGGAAACGTCGCTGTTCCAGGCAAAGGTGCCGGGCAGCTTGAGTAAATATCTGGTGGTTGATCCGGGCACTTACTCGGCGTTGAGGCAAATTCCCCGTTTTAGCGAATACTACACGGCAGGCGAAGCGGGGCTGCGGGCCCTGGTGGACGGAGCGGTTGGAAAGCTGAAGGACTTCTTCGTCTTTCGGTCGCAGTTCGTGGCAAAGACGGGAAGCGGGCCGGCTACAACTCACAATGTGGCGTTTGCGCGCGATGCGATGGGGCTGGTAGTCCGCAGGCTGCCCCAGCCGTTGCCTGGGACGGGGGCGATTGCCGAGTACGCAGAGATGGGGAACTTTGGGATTCGCGTGGTAATGAGCTATCAACCCAGCACGCTGGCTCAGCAGTTCACGGTGGATGTGCTGTATGGCGCGGCTGTTCTTCGCAACACGTTCGGTGTGCACGTGGAGAGCTAGCTAGGCGGGTGTTACGTGGCCGCGAACGGATGCTGGTGCTCACAGGCTGACGCTTGTGGTACCGGGGGTCCGTTCGCGGTTCTATCTGTTTCACGAGCGATTTTCGTCCCTGCGGGCGATCGTGGTAGCGCTCCCTGCCGGTCGCGGCTCAGTTTGCGGCGAAGCCGCACTGGCGAAAAACTAACAGGAGGGGATCATGGACTTGAGAGTGTTCTATCAAAAGCTGCGGAAGATCGAGCAGGAAATTGCGGACCCGCATGTGGTTGTGGTCAGTAATGAGACCTCGGATGGAGGGCGGGCGGGCCAGAAGTCCGAAGTGTCTCGGAGCATCGCGGCGAGGTTGATTCTGGAGGGACGGGCACGTTTAGCTGTGCCTGAGGAAACCGCGGAGTACCGCAGCGCGGTGGAGCAGGCGCGGCAGGATGCCGAGCAGAGAGCGATGGCACAGAAGATCCAGGTGAACGTAATGTCGGAAGCTGATTTTCGCTCGCTGAAAGGCGCTCCGCGGCCGGAGAAGCGCTAGGAGTCCGGTGAACCGACATGGCCCTATTCACGGACGGACCAATCAATGGGACGACGGACCTCCAGAATTATGAAAACGCCATCCTCGACGTCGCCAGCACGGAGAAGATCGACCTTTCCGGAAAAATCGCGCTGGCGCAGGACGAGATTGCGAGCGAGCTGACGCTATTCTTGCTGCGGAGGCTTCCCTTGCGCGATTTTCAATGGACGCTGCGGCGCAGCGTTGGAGTAAGCGACGTCGCGGTGACTGCATCGTTACGGCAGTGGCACGCTCACAAGGCGCTGGCTCTGGTTTATCGTGACGCGTTCAACAGTCAACTGAACGACCGGTACCGAAGCAAGTGGAAGGAGTATGAGCAACTGGCCAAGACAAGCTCACAGAACTATTTTCAAATCGGCGTGGGACTTGTGGCGGGTCCTATTCCGAAAGCGGCGGTCCCGCTGGTGGCGACACTGCCGGGAGCGGGACCGGCCGCGACTTATTACGTGGCGGTGGCGTGGCTGAACCAGGCGGGACAGGAGGGCGGCGCGAGCGACACGGCGCAAATCAGTACTTCGAACGGGCAACAGCTCGTGGTCGAGGCTCAAACCCCTCCGGCCAACGTCACGGGCTGGAACGCGTATGTCGGGAACGCGCCGGATACTATCAGTCTTCAAAACGCCGGTCCAATCGCAGCCGGCAGCTCGTGGACCATGCCGGTGGGGCTGAAACGAGGCAGGCGGCCGGGACAGGGCCAGCAGCCGACTTCGTTTCTAGTAGATCAGCATGTGATGGAGAGGGGTTAGAAGCGTGGCGCAAGTTGGAAGCCTAACCACGAAGAAGCTGGCGGGAATTTTGGGCGCCAGCGAAGGCGTGCCCGGCGCGGTAGCGGCTCTGTGCGCGATGCAGAACGTGTCGCTGCCGGCGATTTCGGTGCAGCAGATTATCGCGCAGAATGCAGCGGCAGATTTATCCGAGCGAAGCACGGCAACCAAATATCCGCTCATCTACGTGTATTGCAGCAAGGTGGTCAATCAGCTCCGGGAGAAGTTCCGGAAGTTTTCCGGAGACGCCCAGATGGTGGTGGAGGCCCGAGTATCGCAGGACCGGCTGGAGGAGATGGAAACGCACGTTCAGTTTTACGTGGATGCGATTACACAGGTCCTGGACAACAACCGGGGCGATTGGGGCGATGGAGTTTTTTATGGCGGAGGTTATGAAGTGACGTACGGCGGTGTAAAGCACGGCGGGCGCAATTTCATACAGATCGCCAAAGTGTCTTTCGTTTTGGAGATCAGCACGGATTAATATGTCGTACGTATCATCGAATGAAAATCGTTTCTACGTGGCTCTGGAACAGAGTTACGGCAACGCGGCCGCCGTCACGGACGGGAATCGCATTCCGGCGGTGAAGCTGACCGCCAAGCAGCGGCTTGAAAAGGTCCAGCGGAAGGACAAGACGGGTTCCAGAACATTCGCTGGAAATCCGAGCGGTCTTCGAAAGGAGACGAGCTTTGAACTGAAGACCTACCTGACGAACTGGGCCGATCAAACCAGGCAGCCCGCGTACGGTCCTTTGTTTCAAGCGTGTCTGGGAAGCGCTGCGCTGCTTTGGGGCGGGGGGACGGTGGCGTCGGCAACGGATCCTTCCCGGATCGCATTCACGACGCCGCACGGCCTGACGCCGGGGCAGGCGGTGACGAACGGCGGGGAGATACGTTTTGCGGCCGCAATCGTCGACGATCATACGATTCTGCTCAATGCGCCATTCACAGAGTCGCCAGCAGCCGGCTCACTGGTCGGGCGCTCGGCTGTGTACACGCCGGCGAGAGATTTAAAGAGCGTGACGATTTTCGACTACTGGAGTCCGGGAACTTCAGTGCAGAGGATCCTTTGCGGCGCTGCACTGGACAGGCTGACGGTGAAGGTAAACGGAGATTTCCACGAGTTCAGTTTCGCGGGCATGGGGCGGGATTTGGTGGACAGCTCGAGCTTCGAAGGCGGCCAGAGCGGGCTGACGGCGTTTCCTCCGGAGCCTACGGTGGGGGCGATCAACTACTCGATTATTCCCGGCCACCTGGGTCAAGTGTGGCTGGGGAGCACGCCCGAGCGTTTTTTTACTCTGACGAGCGCGGAAGTGGCATTCGAGAACAACATCGATTTGCGGGCGCGGGAGTTCGGCTCGGATCTACCGGCCGCAATTTCGCCGGGTTTGCGCATGGTGACGCTGGACATGAACTTGTATCAGCAGGACGATGCGGCGACGAAGGCGCTGTATCAGGCGGCGCGGCAGAAATCGCCGATCAGCGTGATGCTCCAACTTGGCCAGCAGGAGGGGCAGCTATTCGGTATTTACCTGAAGAGCGTTATGCCTGAAGTGCCGGAATTCGACGATGCGGAAAAGCGGCAGCAGTGGCAATTCGGGAACTGCCGGGCGCAGGGGAGCATTGACGATGAAATTTTTGTGGCGTTTGGGTAGCAAGAGCAACAGGCGGACCGGTTCGAAGGACGGAGTATCGTACGAGAGCGTCCTGACAGTTCGCTCCAAGTCGATGCCGGGCGTCACGTTTGTGCTGAATCGCGTGTCGTTTGGGCGGCGCATGGAGCTGAGCAGGCAAATTCGTGAAATCAGCCGGCGCGGCGAGTTTCTCGAGGCCGGGAGCCAGGTGCAAGAAAAGATCGAGGCCAACATTTTGGCGCAGGAGGTCGATGGGATGTACTTGCGTTGGGGGCTGGTGAGCATCGAGGGCATGAGAATCGATGGCGAGCCTGCTAGCGCCGGGCAGCTAATCGACAGAGGGCCGGAAGAATTGACGCGAGAGATCGTCGGCGCGATCAAGGAGCAGTGCGGGCTCAGCGATACCGAACGAAAAAATTGATTGTCGCATTCCATTTTCAGTTTGCCAACCAAGCCGCGTGGAAGTGCGACGGGTGCCGGAAGAGCGGCTTGGAGAGAAAACGGCGGTGTGGATGGATCGAGGGGACAGCATCCACGCCACCGGTGGTGGTCTGGGCGCGAAATAGCGTATCGGTGACGAGCTGCCCGACGTCGTACATTACATCCGAGAGCATCGCGCTGTTGGAGGAGTTCCATGCGTGGAAACTTTTTGGAGCGACGGACTTGTACAGGCTGCCGGCTCGTTTGGTGGACGCGATTTTCATCCTGGAGAATGAGCTGAGATTGGAAAGAAACGATGCGCAGAATTGAGTTGCTGGACCTATTGCCGCATAGCGTGGCTAACCAATCTCGAAACGATGTGCTTCGTGAATTAGCTGCGGTTTCGAGCGGCGGGGCGGCGATGAGCGTAGAGGGGCTGGGAGGATCAGGTGGTGGGGGGCCGCAGGATCCGATCAAGAACGTCACGGAGCAATTGTCGGAACTGAGCAGGCACGTAACGGATCTGAGTTCATCACAACAAACGCTTGCCGGTGCGATGCAGGACAACACTCAGGCAGTGACTCGGAACACAGCAGTGAAAGGCAGTGGGCCGTCGGTCGCGAGCACGGTGGGGAATATCGCTTCCAGCTTGTTTGGGGGAGCGCTGAGCCTTTCGCCGATCATCAGCGGACTCATGAGTCTTTTTGGCGGAGGCAGCAAACCGGCCGTTGCGCCGCTGACGCCTTTCCGGCTTCCCGCGCCAGTTCAGTATCAAGCCGGACTGACGGGAGGACCGGAGGGCCAAATTGTTCCGGTCGATTACGGGCAGGGCGGGCAAGCGCGGACGCCGGCTGCGAGTCCGGCTCCGCAGATCAACATTCAAGTGAATGCCATGGACAGCCGTTCTTTTTTGGATCACAGCGCGGAGATCGCGAGCGCAGTGAGAGCGGCGCTGCTGAACTCGAATTCGCTGAACGACGTCATCGCGGATCTGTGACATGAGCGATTTTCCTGCCTTGAAGACGGGCGCCGTGCTGCAGTATCCGGCGCAAAAGGGGTTGGGCTTCTGTACCGATGTTCTGCGCTTCGTGGACGGGTCGGAGCAGCGATTTCGAGAGTATTCGACGCCACTACGGCGCTGGATGATCCGTCTGGACCTGCTGGACGACGGCGAATTGCAGCTGCTCCGCGAGTTTTTCTTAACCATGTCTGGCGCGGCGGGAAGCTTTGCGTTCACGGATCCCAGGGACGGCTCTAAATACGCCGATTGTTCTTTCGAGGGCGAAACGATGGACGGAGCGCTATTGGATGAAGGCAAGGCGAGAACCGGTCTGACCGTCCGAGAGAACCGAGACTGAAATGCTCTATTACCCACAGCTCATGAGTGGCTCGGTGTGTCAATTTCCCGTCCGCTGGCGGGCAACGCTCAGAACCGCTTCGAACGAACTGCCCGGTGGCGCGAGCATCCGGATGAGAGATCCCGGCGCCGGAACGATTCGCTGGCAACTCGAGTATGCGAGCTTGACGGACGACGAGCAGTCGGCCATGGTGCAATTATTTGAGGCGGCGGAGGGCCGGCTCGAAACTTTCACGTTTCTCGATCCCACGAACAATCTTTTGATGTGGAGTGAAGATTTGACCAAGCCGGTGTGGACCAGCGATCCGCTACTGCAACTGGTGGGCGGCGGCGCGGATCCATTTGGCGGGACTGGGGCGATACAGATAACCAATACCGCACAGACGGCGCAGCACGTGGTGCAGAGCTTGGGCGGCGCGAGCTGGTTCCAATACTGCTTCAGCGTTTATCTGCGCAGCGATTCACCTTCGACAGTTCAATTGATGCAATCGAGCAGCGTCGAGACTTCCCGCACCACAGCCGCCGTGGGCTCAACTTGGACCAGATTTGTGAAATCCGGAAGCCTGACCGTCAAGCAGGACGGCACCAGTTTTGGCGTTGAGTTACCGCCGGGTGTGAGAATCAGCGCCTTCGGAGCACAAGTGGAGGCACAAATTGCTCCCGGATCCTACAAGAAGACGACCGACCACGCAGGTGTGTACCCGAAGACTCGATTTGAATCGGATTCATTTCCGATCACCACAGATGCGCGAAATCAGAATTCCTGCGGGGTGAACCTTGTGAGCAGCCTGGCGTGAGGCGGTTGGAAACCAATGGCTACGATCAAAGATCTGAAGGAGCAGGAAGTTCCCGGCACGCCGCTGTTTCTGTTCGAATGCAAACTGAAGTCGGGCGACGTGCAACGCTGGAGCACTCACAGCGTTACGGTGGATGGACAGGCTTATCTGGCGCGCGTGTTGAAGCACAACCTGTTCGAACTTACCTCCTCAGCTGAAGCGGCGACCGACGGAGTATCGAAGATTTCGATCACGCTGGCGAACGCAGATGCATTCTTTTCGGCGATTGAACGGAATATCGGCTGGAAGGGCGCGCAGGTCACGGTCAAGTTTCTCTTTTTCGATTTGAAGAACAGCGCCGCGATGTCGGAGAGCGACGTTGCCTTTCGGGGCATTGCCAATCCTCCGGACGAATCGGATGAGTCCACGCTGCGGCTGAGTTTTGTGAGCCGGCTGAATCTTCAAAGAATCTTTCTGCCGGAGATTCGGATTCAAAAGCGGTGCCCGTGGGCATTTCCCACAACTGCGGCGCGACGGCAGGAGGCAGTGAGCGGCGGGGCGAAGGGAGAATTCTCACCGTTGTACCGCTGCGGGTACTCAGCCGACCAAACCGGTGGGGTTGGTAGTCTGAATGGCGCCACGCCGTACAACACGTGCGACTTTACGCGCGCGCAATGCGAACAGCGCGGGATGTTCGACGCGGATAGCGCGAACCATGTTACGCGCAGATTTGGCGGCATCGAATTCGTACCGTCGTCAGTGATTGTTCGCAGCTATGGCGAGAAGGGGGCACACATTTCGACGGCGCTGGATAACCAGGCTCGATATAACGACTTCGTTCCGTTACTGTATGGGACGGGCTGGTACCAGCCTCCGATCGTGTTTGCGCGGAACGACGGGAACCTGACGCGCACGGAAGTGCTGCTCGGAGCCGGAGAGATCACGGGCGTCGTAAAGGTAATCGTAAACGGTATCGAGATACCGGTTGGGATTTCCGGGACGAACATGACGGCGACGGGCTGGTACAACGTCGTGAGTCTTGGAGGCAGGTCAGGCAACTTCAATACCGATTTCAGCGATTCTGCCGGACATCCACTGGGCGACCCGTACGGAAGCATGGCGCTGCTGTCGGTGGTGGTACCCAATCGAATCTCCGACGGCCGCTCGCTGCCGGACATCAAGGTGCTGATCCAAGGGCTGAAGCTAGCGCGGTTTGATTCGAGCCGCGCTCACACGGATGATGCGTTCACAAACAATCCCGCGTGGGTCCTGTTGGACGTGCTACGGCGCAGCGGATGGAGTCTGGATGAAATCGATCTGGCAAGTTTTGCCTCGGTGGCGCAACGTTGCGACGCTCTGGTACACGCGGTGGACCTGAATGGGAATGACACATTGATTCCCAGGTACCAATGCAACCTGCTGCTGACCAAGCGCCGCAGCGCGGGCGACGTTGTGCGCGGGATCCGAAACGCGTGCGCGCTGTATCTGATCTTCAGCCCGGCGGGGCTGCTTCAGTTGAATGCGGAAGACACATTGGCATTGCAGCAACCTGGCAAGCCAGCGGGCAGCAACAGCACCGAAGCTCTCCATGGCGGGTGGCCGGCGTACGAGTTCGGCGATAACGCATTTTCGGGCATCCTTCGGAGAGAGAATGGCGCGGTTACCCTTCGGGTATCGTCGCGCAGCGCGGCCGATACGCCGAACCGATACACGGTTGAGTTTCAAGATGATTTCAACGAATACCAGCAAGACAGCCTCTCGTTGGTGGATATTGACGATTCGTTGCTGTGCGGGCAGGACGTCACGACGTCGCTTGCCGCGCTCGGTCTGCCGAACTTCGATCAGGCGGCGAGAGCGACAGCCTTGCAGCTTTATAAGTCTGTACGCGGCAATACGTATGTCGAGTTCGAGACCAGCGTAAAGGCTGTGGGCCTGAAACCGGGTGATCTGATCACGCTCACTTACGCAAAGGAGGGGTTTGATCGACAGCCTTTCCGGATCTTACGGATTGCGCCTGGAATGAACTTCCGAACGGCGGTGATCACTGCGCAGATTCATGACGACGAATGGTACAACGTTGTCAACTCGGGTGGGGCCGTTCTGGGAAGGCAGCCTGGGTTTGAGGTTGGGCTGCCGCGTCCGCTTGTGGGTGGCGTTTTCGACAGCGATGGCGTCGCGCAGTTTGCGATAGGGGAGTCGTCGGCGGCGAGCAGCGATGGAAGCATCACCACCACGCTGTCGGTTGGGTTTGGTGTCCCGGAGAAGCCCGCTGCGAGCAGCGCGGGCATACCGTTGGTGGCGCTCAATCCGCAGGTGGATACAACCGGTGGGAACCTGGCAGGCGGACAAACGTTGTACTACGGCGTCAGCGCAGTGGACGCGAACGGTGCGGAGGGCGGGCTATCATTCACGGTCAAGGCCAGTATCCCGGCGGGAACAAACACCAGCCAAGTTACTCTTCGAAGCCTGAGCTTTTCATCAACGGCCAGCGGTTTTCATGTTTATCGCGGCACGACACCGGCGCAATTGTTACGGATCGCGGAGAACGTCGTGATCGGCGCACAATTTGTGGATACCGGCGCTCAGCCAGAGCTGAAGGGTCCGCCAGACTACAACTACGACCACGCGAACTTTTGCTGGCGGCTGGAACTGCAGCCCGAGGTAAGAGTGAATATCCACTCTCCCACTACGGTTGGCAACTCCAGCCTGAATATGCTCCCGAACGAATTTAACGGAGCAAAAGTGCGTATTACGAAGGGCCCCGGGGCAGGGCAGGAGCGGACCATTGCTTCCAGCACCGCGACCGTCATCACACTTGCTTTGAAGTGGGACGTTGAGCCTGACGCAACGAGTTCGTTCTTAGTGGCGGACTCGGCATGGCAATTCGGAGCAACGAGCAATGCATCGCCGGTTTCGTTTGTAGTGCCGAACCGGGACGGCGCGACGGTACACGTCTCCGGGCGCGCGGCGAATGTTCGAGACGAGGAGAATGCCTTCGAGTTGTCGCCGCTGACCAGGTGGAGAATCTCCGGCGCGGCGGGGGACAATCTGGACGCGGATGTGCCGGGACTGCCGACGTTTGGGATTGCCGTGGCAGGAAGAGGGGGCGTGGAAGTGGCGGCAATCGGCTTCACGTCGTTGGTCAATACGCGCACGATCAGCGCGGGAACACTGACGTTGGGCCATTGGAATGAGTTGAACGGGCCATCGACGATCGTTCTGAGTACGGCTATGGCGATCGGCGACACCTCCATGGCACTAGCGATGGCGATTAGCGCGCAGGCAGGCGACTTGGTTCAGATTGAATCGGAAATCGCGGTGGTGCAGCAAGCAGTGAGTAATGCGACCACCTGTCAGATGGTTCGGGGTTCGTACGGAAGCAGCGCGGCGACCCACGCAGCGCAGACACCGGTTTATTTCCTGCAGAAGAAAACATTTGTAATGCCGTTCGCGCGCGACTTTTTTGGAAGCCCGGCGAGTGGGAGCTATGCCTATCCAGTGACGAGTGCCGACGTTCGCATAGCAACCGCGGAACTGTTTGTGACTAACAGCCGTGGCAACAGCGGCGTAGCGAGAAGAGCCTATACGGCCACGACGGACGTTGGGCTGCGGACGCTTTCGGGCGGGCAACTTTCGATTCAAGTGGAGGGACCGCTCGCGATACAGACCAATGCCGCGCCGCCGCTTTTGGTAGAAAGCGCGCATTCCGTGAAAGACGTTTATGCCGTGGTGAAAGACGCGCCCACCGGCGCGCCAATCACACTCAGCGTGACGCAGAACGGTCAGCCTTATTGCCAGCTCACGATTCCGGTGGGCGCAACCATCTCGAACGTTGTGGATGGATTTGCGCTCGGGCCGCTCCAGGCCAAGGCGCAGATCGGGCTGGATATTACAGGCGTGGCTCAGACGGCGGACAGCACTCCCGGCCGCGATCTTACGGTGACGATTCGTTTGTAGGCGCTCATGGCCGAAATTCTCGAAAAACTGCGTCCGGACCGCGATCTGCAGTGCTACTTCGAGCGGCCCTCCGGGATTGCGGCGCTGAGTGGAGCCAGTCCGAATGGATTCACTGTTTCCGGAACGTGGCGGCAACAGTTCGATTGGGCAGTGATCGAGTGGAACCGGGACAACGTGTTCGAGCATCCAGCCTTTCGGTACCTGCCCGACGGGGACCTCAGCGGGTTGACCTTGGCGTACGATGAAACGCGTCTCAACTGCATTCCCATCGACTCCGACTTATATCCAACGGTCGATTGGCCGAATCTTCGCGTATGGGCGGATGACGGCACTGGCGAAAAGCTGTACAGAGTGCCACTGAAGAACTACGCCACGCCCATCGAAGGAAGCTATCAACCGGCTACGGTTCAGTTTCAACTCGGAGGAACTGTAACGGCGGGCGATTATGTCGGACTGGCATTTCTATCCGAGCATTATCCGCACCTGATGAACGCGGGCGACACGCTGGACTTCGCGATACAAAACATTGTGGCGGGCGTAAATGCGTTTTCGCCGACGATGCGCGCGGTCGGCACCGGAACCACGATCACTTTGACGTACATCGGCGCCGGGCAAACTTCCTCGACCAGCACGGCCGGCGCTAATGGCAATCGAATTGGCGTTTACACTTACGTTTCAGGAAGTAAAACGGAACAGTGGGACGCGTTGTCAAAGCAGCTCAGCGGGGGAACGTCGCCGTCCAAGTGGCGCCTGGTTTTGCCATTCGCATCGCTGAGCGATCCCATCGTCGGCCAGATTGCAGCGCATGCAATTCGGAAGATGCGCTGGACGTACTCGGCCGATCTTCAAGCAGGCGCGTTCGTGCGGAGCGAGTTTCAGGTGGTTGTTTCCAACTGGAGCGTAACGGGATCGGGGCGGACGTATTCAATCGCAGGTCCGGGGAGCAGGCGAATCGAGGACGATGCAAGCGAGGTCGCGTACAGCGGCGCTTGGAATAGCTCTAGTGGAAATTTTTCCGGTGGGACGATTCACTTCACGAGCACGAATTCCGCGAGCGTAACTTGCCGTTATACATCGATTCAGGCGCACAGTTTGTATTTGGGGACGAGGTTTGCTGCGAACGGGACCGTGATTTCAATCTCGGTGGATGGACAGAGCCAGTCAAACTTCAATCTCAACGTGCCGGGAGAGGATGTCTTGATCAGGAAGCCGTTGGGCCAGCTTGGGCCCGGCACTCACACTGTTGTTGCCACTCATACAGGCAACGCGGGTACATATTTTTATTTCGACTTCCTGGAAATCGCGATTCCGACTACAACGCTACCAGTGGAGACTGCGGAAGTGAAGGTGACGCTGGCAACGGATTGGGACACAGACCACTCGATCGCACTGGCGCCTGAAAGGACCGCGTGGATGATCGATGCGCTCGGGTTTCATGGGAGGGCGAATCACTATGTCGGCGCACTGTGGTTTTACGAATTGACGCGCGTTGGCCATCAATACGCGTCGGGTACGATTACGTTCACGGGGTCGCCGGATCCGAACCTGATCACAGAGATTCATATCGGCCGAACGGACCAATCGGCCGGAACGCAGAACGTCATTGAACATCTGAATCTCATTGGAGATACTGTCGAGACGCTAGCGAAGGCGTTCGAGCTGGAGCTGAATCGAGGTTATACCGCGATTCGCGCGCAGGCCATTGGGAATCAACTTACGATTTACTCGCGCTCGATGGGGTCCGATGGAAACGCGATTACGCTCGCGACTAGCGCGGCGACTGCCAATCTCACGATTCAGATTTCAGGCGCCACGCTTGCTGGTGGGACGGATGGCAACTGGCGCACCGACCTGCAGGCGACGCCGCGATTGAATCGCGCCGTTCGAGACTGGTGCCAGAGTTTCTATCGCGCACTGAACGCTTACGGCATCGACGTGACTGCTTCCTTCAGCATGGAGCTGCAGCACGGCGATCCATCGCCGGAGGCCGGCATCGCGCAACGCTATCCAAGCCAGGCTCCGGTGCTGCTCAACACGCCCTCGCTGCAGACAAACTTCTCGCCAGCGAGCACGAACTTCTGGCAGCAGGTCTACCGGGACATGGCTTCGGTAATGGTTGCGGCGGGTGTGCATCCTTACTTGCAGTTCGGTGAAGTGCAATGGTGGTACTTTCCTTACGACGGCTCCGGCATGCCGTTTTACGATGCGTACGCCACCAGCACATTCCAAGCGCAGTACGGGCGCCCGCTTACGGTGATCACCAGCAATACAGTGGACCCGCAAACAATCCCCCAGGAAGCCGCCTTTTTGCCTGGGTTGATCGGTAACTTCACCAACGCAGTGATGAGTTATGTTCGATCGATGTTTCCCGACTGCCGGTTTGAGGTGCTCTATCCAACGGATGTCAACAACACACCGCTAAACAAGGTGATCAACTATCCGGGCGCGGACTGGACTTCGCAGAAGGTCACATGTCTCAAGACGGAGAGCTTCACTTATACGTTCAGCCGCGACTTGGACTTGAGCCAGAGCACGATCATGGCCGGCAGCACGAACGGTTTTACTCCATCTCAACGAAGCCACTTAGTTGGAATCAGCGACGCATCAACCGCGTGGCTGAAGGAGGCGCGGCTAGCGGAGGCGGGCGGGCTGGAGTCCGTGGTGTTGTTCGCGCTGGACCAGTTTTGTCTGATTGGATATGAACTGCCGTTGTCGACAGGGATGCGCCGCAGCGTTCAACTCGGATAACAGTGGGACTGCGGTACATTGATACTGGCAGCCGTGATCTCCGTCCAAAACGTCTCCAAGGTTTATTATCTTTACCAACGTCCCTTCGATCGTGTGCTCGGCAGTTTCGCGCCCGGCAGAAGGCATGCGGCGGAATTCTGGGCATTGCGCAATATCAACCTGCGCGTTGAGAAAGGCGAAGTGTTCGCGATCGTGGGGCCGAATGGGTCGGGCAAGAGCACGCTGCTTCAAATCATCAGCGGGATCCTTCAGCCCACAAGCGGGCGGGTTTTGCGCGGCGGACGCGTGGCGGCGCTGCTCGAGTTAGGCGCCGGATTCAACGCCGAATTCAGCGGACGCGACAACGTGTATCTGAACGGCGAGATCATGGGGCTGTCGCGGAAGGAGATGGATAAGGCCTTTCCGCAAATTGAGGCTTTCGCCGAGATTGGAAGATTCATCGACCGTCCGGTGAAAGAATACTCCAGCGGCATGTATGTGCGGCTGGCCTTTTCCACGGCCATTCACATCGATCCCGAAATCCTGATTGTGGATGAAGCGCTGGCGGTGGGCGACGCGATCTTCGCCAGCCGCTGCATCCGTAAATTCGAAGACCTCCGTCAGAGAAAAGTCACAGTGCTATTGGTCTCGCACGATCTGGGGCTGGTGAAGCGGCTGGCGGACCGGGCTGCGTTTCTAGTCGAAGGTCAAGTGGCGATGCAGGGAACGCCCAACGACGCGGTGAATCAATATGTGGGTTTCGTGCTTGACCGGGAGAAGCGTGCCGACGGGGACGGGCAGGATGGCCGCCCGGTTGAGAGCATCGCGGCGAAGAGCAGTTTCCGTCACGGCGACGGCGCCAGCCGGATCGTCGATATCGGACTTCTGAATAGCGCACACGAACCTGCGCGTGCATTCCGGCCCGGAGATTTGATGATCATCCGAGTTCGCGCTGAATTTCATCAAGCGGTATCGAATCCAGTGGTGGGTATTCTCATCCGCAATCGCATCGGCATGGACGTGTTCGGAACCAACACGCGTCTGGAGCACGTTGAGTTAGGGCAGGTCGAAGCCGGCGAGACGCTTGAAGTGGAATTCGAGACGGATTGCTTACTGAGCCGCCAGGAGTATACACTGACCGTTGCGACTCAGTATTGGAACGGGCTCAGTCAGGACTGGCTGGACGACGTGATCGACTTCCGGGTCGTGGATACGAAGGACGTAGCGGGAGTGCTGAACTTGAATACTCGAGTGCGCCACCAAAAGTTCGTTGGAGTACCCGGCCTGGAAGGGAGCCGCGTCCGCCAGTCATGATATACGCGATCGTATTGGCCATCGTGGTGGGCACGCTTTGCGTAGTGACCATCGTCAAGACTCTATCGGTGAAGAACCAGGCCGATTTTCTGGTGGCGGGAAGAAAGCTGCCCTGGCCGGTTCTGGTCTTCACTTTGCTTTCGTCATGGATCGGCGCGGGCAGTCTCTTTGCCGGCGCAGAGAACGCATACAAAAACGGATTTGCGGCGCTTTGGCAGCCGGCGGGCGGCTGGGCGGGGCTTATCGTGATCGCGCTGATCGCCGGGCGCGCGAGGCGCTTTGCGCAGTTCACTGTTCCGGATCTGTTGGAGACTCGCTACAACGCGACGGCGCGTGTGATGGGCACGATTGCGATCGTCATTTCATACACCATTATCACCTGCTATCAATTCATAGCCGGAGGAGACATTCTACATCTCGTTTTTCCCGCGATCACGCGTGGCCAGGGAATGTGCATTATCGCCACTTTCGTGATCGTGTTCACGGCTGCGGCGGGCATGGCCTCGGTGGCGTATCTCGATCTGGTGATCGGTGGGCTGGTGACTACGATCGTCATCGTCGCGATTCCATTGTTGCTGCAGAAGGCGGGTGGGTGGAGTCAGGTGACGGCCAATCTTCCAGCGACGCATTTTCAGGTGTTGGGCAACCTGAGCGCGTGGCAGGCGTTCAACTTGTTGATCCCCACTATGCTGCTGTTGATAGGGAATCAGGGCATGTACCAGAAGTTCTTTTCCGCGCGATCGGAGAGGGACGCCAAGTTTGCGGTATATGGTTGGATCGTAGGGACTCTCCTGCTCGAGACGCTGCTCGTTTCCGTGGCGGTGATTGGCAGTTCCGAATTCAAGACGGATCATCCGCGCGAGATCATTCCGATCAGCGCATTTCAGGGCCTGCCGTCCATGGTGGGGGCGATCCTGCTGGGTGGTATTTTTGCGAAGGTCATTTCAACCGCGAACAACTATCTGTTCTCACCTTCCACTAATCTAATCCACGATGTCTATGGCCGGTTCATCAATCCACGCGCCTCCGAGCGACGCAAGTTGGTGATGTCGAGACTGATAGTGGTTGTGCTGGGTCTGTTTGCCTTGCTCCAGGCCACTAAGTTTGAATCCATTTTAGACGCGGCTGTCTATGCGTATACCGTGTACGGCGCGGCCGTGACACCGGCCGTGATGGCGGTGTTCTTTTGGAAGCGCGCGACAGCCCCTGCAGCGATCACGTCCATCGTGTTGGGAGCCGCCATAACGGTCGGCTTGAACCAGTCCGGTTACAAACTGGCGATTTATCCGGCGTTGGGCGCC